CGATTATTTCGATAAAGTCATCTATCATATCACTGTCAGTGATTACAGCATCGCCGTCATCGTCGATGTCGTCAGCGTATGCCGTAAATATCGCATCGATGATTGCATCCGACGCGCTCATTATTTCGTTGAATTTTGCCATATTCGCACCCCCTAAAGTGAATCTATGAATCTGTCGAGCGCGGCGAATGATTCGCACGCGGTCACCGTGAAAAGATACCCGCCGCCCGTGCGGTGCATCGAATACACCGCCGCGGCACTGTCGAGATACAGCGCGACAGCGCGCGCCGTGTTGTTATCCGTGAGTATTTCGTACATATCGCACCCCCTGATTACTTCAGTTTTTCATTGATGAAGACTGTATCATTTTTGCGGTAGCAAAGACCGCAAGCCGCGCAATTACGCGCGCCGCAATTGATGTCAACGCCCGCGGCGTGTTCACCGTCGTACACCGTGAAAGTTTTATCGATGAACCAATAACCCGCCGCGTGAAGGGCATCAAGTACCATTGCGGCGGCGTCGGAATTAAGACCCGCGACGCTAAAAATGATGTTAAGATTCGCGGGCTTTTCGATGTCGTAAATCTCAAAAGCCTTTTTGATGATTTGCGGGTTTTTAGTCCAAAGCGCGCAATTCAAATGTGAATTTGCCGCCGCGATTGTGAAATAGTTTTTGACTTGTAACGGCGTTGCCAAGTCGCCGAACGCTTCAAACCTTAAGAAGCCCGAACGCGGGTTGAATTTTGGGATATCCGCCGCGGTCAGTTCAACCGTTGTAAAAAGGTTGTAATTGCGTTCAAGTTTCGCCGCAAGTGCGGGATATACTCGCATCATCCGACGGCTGAAGCAATGAGCGCAAATGCTCGCGGGATTTTTTGCGCGGGCATTGCAAATTACATTGACAAGCGGCGACGTTGAAATTGAAACAAGTCCCGCCATTTTGCCGCCGTGATTAAGGCACGCGGCTTTTTTGATTTCGTTTTTCATTGTGTTTCGCTCCTATCCATAAAGCAAAAGTGATAAAAAGTAGCAAGCCTTTGCGGGCTTGCATCGCGGCACGTTCACCCCGTGCCGTAATGCAACCCCCGCAAGGGTTGAACGGTTTCCGCATTCGCGGCGCGTTGACCGTTGCGCGCCCCCCGATTGCAAGTCGGGCGGGTTTTATCTGATATGCCGCGCGTGGCTGTATTCGCTATCCATAGACCCCAACGATGTTTACCCCCTTGCGGGCTTCAATCAAGTTGGCTTTTCCCTATGGCACGCCCACAGCGGGCGCGGTGTTCAGTTGTCAAGTTTCGGCGGGGTATCCGTTGCCCGCGGCGGGTCAGGTTCACCCCTGACGGGGGGCGGGGTATGAACGGCAACCCCGCGCGCCGTAGGGCTTGCGCCCCTTCTGTTGTGTTAATCATACTCATATGCAATGAGTATGTCAAACGACAATTTGTTAAAACGAGCTTTAACAATTTGTTAAAACAAAATTGCGGGGGCGGCGCGGTCTATTTTCATATAATGTAGAAAACCGAAACGGCACGCGCGGCGGCTGTAGGGCGGGGCTGTATTTGATTCTTTATATAGTAGAAAACTTGCGGCAAAAGCGTCATAATAACCGTCACAAAGGGCTGAAAATGCATACACTATGTCGGCGTTTCCTGATGTATAAATATGCATAATATACATCAAAACGTTGAAATTTCAACGTTTTAAATGTATAAAATGTATAGGAAACGCCAAAAGCAGTGTTGAAACACATACTCCTGTAAGGCGTTTATTTTCGATTTAAGCGACTTTTTTTGTTTGAGGTAATATATATCATTTGAAAATATGCACGCGCTACGGGCAAAATACGGCGTTTTAGGGGCATATCGCATTTTTTGAAAGCCGCCGCAAAATGGCGGGCTTTTGCCGTTTTGGGGCTGTAACGGCGTATTTTTGGGCATGGCGGCATTTAGTGCGGGCGGTCAAAATATAGGATGTTTGCGGGGGCTATCGCGTGCGGGCAAATATAGCCGCCACGCTGTATATATTCCTACCAATTAAATAGGATTATAACTTTTGGCAAAATTCAAAGGGTCAGCACTTGACAGCCTGTTGAGTACACCATTATATATATAAGTAGTAACAGCACTTTAGTAACCAAAACCCCCTTATCAATTTATGCCACTATCCCCGCGGGCAACTTTTATCCACTGCCACTTGATACTCTCTCAATACCCACCAAGCGAGTAGGAATTAAACAGACCCGCCGCGAGCGGGTAACGTACCCCAATACATAGCAGTCGAACCACTTGAAAAAAAAGAAAAGAAAAGAAGCGGCGGGGGCTGTTCGGGGGTAGGGGGTAGCCGTTCTGACCCGAAGCGACACCGCTCACCTTCTCTATATATATAGAGAGTATCGGTAAATCGAAAAGGGGTCTAAAAAATCGAAGCAACTGACAGGCAACCGAAAGGTTGTCTTTTTTTATTGCGTCCGCTCGCAGGGCGAGCGTATAGGAACGCGTTGCAACTACCTCACGGGGTGCAGATAGAGGCAGGTTGGGAGTAGTAGGTCTATTGCCCATTGAGGGTGTTTTTTGGGACTTATACCCGAAAAAATTTTGAAAAAAGTTGAAAAACGGGATGGGAACTGTAACGGCATTAGAAGCATACAATGCGGTGCTTCAGACGGACTATTGTGAATATGTGGCGCACGTTCATCACGGGGCTTGGAAGAAGACACCGTTCCATCGCTTTCTGTGCAAGTATGTACAGAACTTTGTGGAGCGTGAAACGGACAAGCCTTACGAGATATTGGTTATTGCAACACCGCCACAGCACGGCAAGTCGCAGAGCGTAACGGAGTCTTTGCCGAGTTGGTACTTGGGCAGGCATCCTGAAGCGCACGTTATCGAGATTTCGTACAACGAGGATTTCGCCATCAAGTTCGGTCGTCGTAACAGACGGAAGATTGAAGAGTTCGGAGAGGACATATTCGGTCTTCAGTTGGCGAAGGACAACAACCGTGCGGTCGAGTTTGAAACTACGAAGCACGGCGGGATGATTTCAAGGGGCGTTGGCACGGGCGTTACGGGTCAGCCTGCGAACCTGATGATTATAGACGACCCTATAAAGAACAAGAAAGAAGCGTTCTCTAAAAGCAGGCGCGACCTGATATACGAAGAGTGGCTGATGTCGTTCAAGACGCGTCTTGCTCCGCACGCCAAAGTGATACTGATAATGACTCGTTGGCACGAGGACGACCTTGCGGGTCGCTTATTGGCTGAAGAAGAGAACATCAAACTGCTGTGGTTTCCGTGCGAGTGCGAGGACGAGAACAGCCCCGTTGAAAAGGCGTTGGGACGCAAGGTGGGCGATGCTTTATGCCCTGAAATCGGCAAGGACAATAAGTGGCTTGCTGAATACAAGAAGGGTCTTATCTCTTTAGAGGGTTCGATGACTTGGAACGCACTGTTTCAGGGTCGTCCAACGGCACTTGAGGGCAACATCATACAGCGTGATTGGTGGGAATACTACGAAGAGAGCGAACTGCCGCACATCAACACTTGGGTAATGAGCGTTGACGCGGCTTTCAAGGACGAAGACCAATCTGACTTCGTTGCCATTCAGGTATGGGGCAAGACAGATTCCTACATTTATTTAATAGATGCGGTGAAGAAGCACTTGTCCTTTCCTGACACGATAGTAGAGATACGCAGATTGCGGGCTATGTACCCTGAATGTAAGACAACGCTCGTTGAAGACCGCGCTAACGGTTCAGCCATCATCAGGATGCTACGCTACGAGATGACGGGCGTTATAGCGGTACAGCCTATCGGCTCAAAGATGGCGAGAGTGCAGGCTATCCTCGGTGCTATCGAGTCAGGAAACGTGAAACTGCCGAAGCATAAACGCTTCACGGGCGATTTCGTGGACGAGTGCAGTAGTTTTCCTAACGCGGCGCACGACGACCAAGTGGACGCTATGAGTCAGGCACTTAACAGGCTCATTTATCAGCGCGGTCAGGGGATGCCGAAGAAGAAACGCAACTATTTTGACGAGATGTTCCCTCAATGGGCTAAATCCAAAGGCTCAAAGGGGCACGGAAGAGTGCAGGTAGTATAGAAAGGACTTTTGATTATGGATATGGAAAGGCGCGCAAAGGAA